CCGCATACAATCCGGATGCGGAAATCAGATGGCATCATCACATTGTCATGGATGGTGCTTTAGACATGGAGACAGTTGAATCCTGTTGGAAACAGTCAAGCAGGAATGAGGTTCGCAGGTTGCAGACAGACGAAAACGGTCTGTCCGGTATGGCGAACTATATCGTCGAAGAAAAGAACCGTGTTCCGTCGGAAAAGAGATGGAACAGTTCGCAGGGATTGAGAGACCCACGAATCAAGGTCGTACACTCCAAACGTCCGGCAGCAGGAGGCAGCTATAAAAAAATAGGGTCATTTGTTGACGGTATGGTCAAAGATAGGGATTCAATACCGGAGATATTAAAAAAGTGGTATCCGGACATGGATTTCACGAACGCAAATGTGTACTACAACGATTTTAATTGCATGTTTTACATACATGCACGAATGAGGAAAAGGAGGCTACAAAGTGAAAAGACGGAAAAGACGGGCAAGACATGCAGGACGACGTGATGCGTTCCATTTGACAATGATTACGGTATTGATGACGGTGTTGTGCTTGATGATAGTGAATATCAAAGAACCGGAGCAGACCGAGGAGGAGCAGCCGGAGACGACACATGCGGAAGTGGTACAGAATCCGGAAACAATCGTGCAGACAGCAGAGGAGACCGAAAGCAAATACAAGGTTTTCGATGGTATGTCCGAGGACTGGGGGAGCGATGACCTTGAGGGATTCGTGCTTTATAAGTTACCGGAACAGTATGCGGATAAAGGTTATTTTCCGGAGAAAATGCAGATATACACAAGATGTCTATGCAAGCAAAATGACGTTCCCTATGCCCTTGTAGTGGCAATCATCGAGCATGAATCCGGATATGAATTTGACAAGGTCGGAGACGGCGGGCAGTCAAAGGGATATATGCAGATATATGAGAAATGGCACACTGACCGGATGAAACGGTTAAGCTGCACTGACCTCATGAACCCGTATCAAAACGTGAGGGTCGGGATTGATTTCCTGTCGTACTTGCTCAAAAAATACGGCACGGTGCAGGATGCACTTGCAGCGTACAACTACGGTGAAAAGGGTGCGAGGGAACATTTGTGGAGCAATGGCGTGTATGTCTATTCATACAACAGTGCAATCATGCAGAGAATGAAAGAGATTGAGGAGGTGGTCGGGAAATGAGTTTTGGCTGGCGACCGGAATCAAAAGACAGGTATTTCAGAAAAGCCGAGGCAGCAGTCAAGGCAGCGGGATTCGATGACATCCTGCAAATCAGCAGAGAACAGTTTGCAATCACGAAAAACACGGTCAAGGTGTATTTCAAGCCGATTCCGAGAGAGGGAAAGACCCGCCGATGGTGGGAGGCAAAGAAAAGCATCACAGGGATGCAGGAGCAGTCCGGAGGGCGTGACGAGTTCGGCAGGAAAAAGAAAACCATTTTTATTCATGCCTATATGGTTTTAGAAATGGAGGAGCAGGACAGGTGAGGGTAGGAGAAATCATTGAAAGAATCAGACACATGCTCAAGGTCAAGGACTGCAAACATGTATGTCTGTTCTGCGAATATTATGACATCTGCAAAGAGGAGGCGAAAGCGAATGAACATGAGATATGCAAAGAGAAGTGAGGACACGGAGCAAATCAACGTCGTGTCATGGGCGGGGTGGAACATGAACCGTTATCCGGAATTAAAGTGGTTGTTCCATGTGCCAAACGGAGGCAGCAGAAACAAGCAGGAGGCAGTCAAATTCAAACAAATGGGTGTCAAAGCGGGCGTTTCTGATTTGTGCCTCCCATATCCGAAAGGGATTTACTGCGGATTGTTTATCGAAATGAAATACGGCAACAACAGGCAGCAAGACACACAAAAAGAGTTCCTTGCAGACATGGCAGCAGCAGGACATTTCGTCGCAACCTGCTATTCAGCGGAGGAGGCGGTTAAGGTTATTGAGGAATACTGCAAATTGATGAATCACAAAATGGGAGATATTGAAATTGTCATACCATTGGAAAACAGAGAGGCATTAAGAAATATAACAATGAGCATCCCGAACAACAGCATCCTCAAGGACGGGAAAATCAAGAATAGAGGAGAAAAGCGATGAAAGTATTGATTGCGTTAGGTATTGCAGCGGTTGTCATGCTTGCGATGGTATTTCTTGCGGTGATTTTATTCGTGGCAGCAGTTGCGGTCGATATAGCGTCCGAATTTATGGACTAAAAAATATAACAGGATAACAGGAGGAAAAACATGAGAATTATTGCAGTAATGTCACCAAAGGGAGGAATCGGGAAAACGACGACATCCGATTCAATCGCCTATATGTTAGGCGAGGAGCAGGGAAAGAGAGTGCTTGTGTTAGACGGAGACCCGCAGGGCGATACATCAAAGACGTTCGGAGTGTACGAACCGGGTGGAATCGGCATGAGTGAATTGCTTGAGAAACATGAGTGCGTCGGAGGTACATATAAAACAGGCGACTTGATTCGACCGACAGAGTATTCACACGTTGACATCATTCCGGCGAATGGCTATCTCATGAAAACGGACATGAATTTGCTACTCAAAGAGGAGGACAATCAAGTTACACGATTGCGTGAGGCGTTGGAGGAGGTAGCGGACGCATACGATTATTGTATTTGTGATTGCGGTCGACTGCTTGACATGGTGGTCATCAATATCCTTATATCGGCAGAGTTAATCATTGCACCCGTAAAAGTTGGAGGATATGAAATCGAGGCATTGCAGAACCTTGAGGAGCAGATTGAGGATTTGAGAGACATCAATCCGGATTTGAGAATAAAGGCACTCATGACCATGCGACAGAAAAATAAAACCTCTCTTGAGGTTGAGGAGTGGTTGAAAGCAGATTCCGGATTTGATATGTTTGTCACTCCGGTTCGCCGTTCCATTGTTGCGGAGAAATCAACAACGGCAATGATACCACTCCCGAAATTCTCAAAGCGTGGAATCGTGTCTCAAGATTACAGATGTGTTGTGCATGAGTTACTCAAGGAAATGGAGGGGTAAGGCATGGAAAACGAGACAATACAAATCCTTGAGTTATTCGGAGGGATTGGGTCGCCTCGATGTGCCTTGAGAAATTTGAACATTCCAACGAAAGCAATCGACTATGTGGAAATCAATGAAAAGGCGGTGCGTTCGTACAATTCGATGTTCCGTGAGGAATTGGCATATAAAACACAAACGGTTGTCGGATGGAATCTAAAACCGGACATTCTGATTCATGGCTCACCTTGCCAAGACATGAGCATTGCAGGACATCAAGGAAAAGCGACAGGAGAGGGCAGAATCAACCGAGGCAAAGGTTCAGACGAGGGGAGCGGAACACGTTCCTCTCTCATGTGGGAGACAATACACATCATTGAGAATATGGGCGAATGGAGACCTCGTTATGTGATATGGGAAAACGTGAAGAATGTGAAATCAAAGTACATGAGACCGAATTTTGACAGATACATGGTTGAAATGGAGCGGTTGGGATATACGAACAATTTTGAGGTACTGGATGCGAGAGAGTTCGGATTGCCACAGGCAAGAGAGCGAGTGTTCACAGTTTCTGTTCTGAATGGAGAAAGATTTGAGTTTGATGACCTTATAAGAACACCGATGCGAAACTTGCAGGAGTTTCTTGAGGATGATGCAAGTGTTCCGGATGTTTACGATGTGACACAACCGTCTGTACTTGCATGTATCGGAGAAAAAGGCATCCGCAGGGCAACGGTTATCAAAGATTGTGCATATACCATCACAACGAGACAAGACCGGACACCTGCACAGGTCATCGACCGAGGCGATGGACGCTATCGTTATTTGACCGAGCGTGAATGTTGGCGATTGATGGGTTACACGGACGAGGATTTCGACAGGGCGAAAGCAGTGCAGGAAAGAAACGGAAAATATTACAAAGCATTATATGACCAAGCAGGAAACAGCATCGCCGTTCCAATATTCGAGAGCATATTCAGAAAAATTATTTTGCATGAGGTCGCATAAGACCGGAAAAGGAGGAAAACACATGGGAAATATTGTGAAAACAGCAAAATGCAGATTCTGCGGTCAAATGACGCAGATTGAGGCAGACGAAGAACTGACAGCAGCACAGGCAGAGGAACAGGCAACAATGACATGTAACTGCACAGATGCGGTTGAGTATCAGAAAGAGAAACAGAGGAAAGAAAAGGCAATGCAGAACGTCGCTGCACTGTTCGGGGAGGCAGCAGCACCGGACAAGAGATGCGGAGAGGGCATTGTCAAGATTCTCAAGGCAGCAGTCGAGGAAATTTACACCGGAGGACTGGCAAAGGTCACGTTGAACCTCCGTGGAGGCGTGAAAGCCTCTATTTCGCAGAACAGCAAGGGCGAAATCAACGTCGAACGTACCGAGACAAAAAAACAGAAACTCACAGAGTAATGACAGGAGGGTGAACAGATGGCAGCAGGATTCAGCGTGAAAGACGCACTCAACAAGAACAGCAAAGCAGGGATTGACGAATCTCCGAGAGCAAGATTCCGCACAAAGGACATTTCAATTTTCAAGATGTACCGCAATGACATGAATTTTTATAGTGTTGCAGACATCGAAGAACTGGCAGGAGACATCCTCCTGTCCGGTTTGAAACAGAACCTCGAACTTGTATATGCACCGTGCGAAAAAGGCGAATACAGAATCGTCGCAGGTGAAAGACGTTGGGAGGCTCTCAAGTACCTCGTATCAAAGGGATATAAAGATTTTGAACTTGCAACCAGTAAATTGACCACACCGCAGGACGATGACGAGGAGCAGGTTGAAATCATCATCGCCAACTCATACCGTACAAAGACCGTTTCAGACATGATTGAGGAGGAAACACGCCTCAAAGCATCTCTTGAGCGTATGAAAGCAGCGGGAAAGAAAATCAAGGGATATGACCTGCAATCCGGACGATTGAGGGATGTGATTTCCTCAATGCTGCATGTGAGCAAAACAAAGATTGCACAAATTGAGGCAGTCAACAACAATCTGATTCCGGAATGGAAAGAGGAACTCAAGAAAGAACGCCTCACATTCTCCGCAGCTTATGAATTGAGCGGAATGACGGAGGATGAACAGCGTGAGACACTGGGGAAATTTTCAGAGACCGGAGAACTGACACACAAAGAAGTGAAAGACATGAAAGAGGCGAAAGCAGCAGGGCAGCAGGTGTCAGAATCCGACACGGAAGAAAACGGCATGAATCCTCCGGAGGCAAGAGCGGGCGACGATTATGAGACACCTCATCCGGAGGGAATCACATCTCTCTGTTATTCCTGCACCGAATACGAGACTTGCAATGTTAAGACCGGAACATGTACCTCATGCGACCAGTACAAGAACCGTGCAGAGGCATACAAGACCGACGAACAGAGGTATTCAGAGGAACAGGATGCAATCGACCGTGAGACAAAGAAAAAACTCCGTGAGATGGAGCAGGAGAAGAAAATGCAGAACCTCCCGTCAGATACACAGGAGACCGGACAGAAAGTGCATCAGATACGCCTTGCAAAGTCGTATTTCGATGATGTAGCAAACGGAATCAAGACATTTGAACTCCGAAAGAATGACAGAGGATATAAAAAGGGCGACATCCTTGAAATGATGGAATTTGCAGACGGAAAAAACACCGGACGCACGGTCAAGGTGCTTGTGACATATATCCTTGAGGACTACACCGGAATTGAGGACGGATATTGCATCATGGCAACCAAACTCATGAAAGACGGTGAGGAGTAATGAGTTATAAACAAAAACACCCGTATTTAATGCAACTTGTATATATCATCAAATACAGTTTGAAGAATTGGAGGAAATGGCATGAATAACATCAAAAGAGGCGAAATGTTCTATATCAGCAGAGGGGGGGTGTCGTATAGCGGGAGCGAACAGCACTCCGACCGTCCGGCGGTCGTTGTAAGCAATGACAAGAACAATGAGAACAGCAATGTCGTTGAGGTTGTATATATGACCACGCAGCCGAAAACAGACCTCCCGACACATGTGACAGTGAGGTCGACAGGCAGACCAAGCACCGTTTTATGTGAGCAGGTCTATTCGGTATCGACAGAACGCATCGGAACGTATATCGGAGAGTGTTCAGACAAAGAGATGGAGAACATCGACATCGCTCTCATGATTTCCTTGCAGCTTGACGGCAACATGAAAACCTCGAAGAAATACAACGAGACAATCAAAGAACAGCAGGAGGAAATTGACCTTTATCGCAAGAAGATTCAAGCGATGCAGGAGGCGTTGAAAGAAAAGGAAAATGAAAAGCCGGAAATCACGGCATCATCAGAGGAGACAATCAGATTACAGACAGAAAGAGACACATACAAGACCATGTATGAACAGTTACTCAACAGATTAGTGAATGGAGGAGCAGCATGAACAAAAGTACATTAAAGGCAGAATTTATCAATGCGAAAATCAAGGATGCGAAATACATCGGAGTGAGCATCAAGACGGAGGGCAGCAGTCAGCCGGAAATCATCATCAATCCGAGAGAGAATTTCGATGCGAAATTTGATTATTACATGGAGGCATACGATGACGATTTGATTCTGATTGCAGCAAAGGGCAAAAAGGACATCCGCATCGTGGCAGCAGGACACGGAAACCGATTCGAGGACATTGAAAACCAGTTAATCGGGGAAAAGGGCAAAGGTTGGAGAGAATTGATTGCAGGAGCGATTGACAACGCCTATGACCGTTTGATTGCAAGCACACCTCCACAGACGGAGGAGGAAAAGACACATTGCGAAATGATAAAAGAGGCAGTCAAGGGAATGTTCATCAATGAGAGCAGGACGGCAGCAGAGGCAGAGTTCATCAAGACACACATTGTCGACTATGAGAAAATATTCGATGTGTGCATGAATGGTGATGACCTTGAGTTCAAAAAAGGACTTGTCAGATTGCAGAAAATGCAAAATGAATATGTGATGCAGAGAGAACGGGAGGAAACGGCAAATGAATAAAGTCATATTGATGGGGAGACTTACAAGAGACCCGAATGTCAGATATACGCAGCAGAACAGTTCACAAGAATCCATGTGCGTGGCACGTTACACACTGGCAGTCGACCGCAGAGGTACAAGAGACGGGCAGCAGTCAGCGGATTTTATTTCCTGCGTTGCATTTGCCAAAAACGGCGAATTTGCAGAGAAGTATTTCAAGCAGGGAACAAAAATCGCTATTACGGGCAGGATTCAGACGGGTTCATACACCAACAGAGACGGTCAAAAGATATATACGACCGATGTTGTGATTGAGGAACAGGAATTTGCAGAAAGCAAGAAAGCAGCGGGAGAACAGGAGCAAAATGCGGGTTATACGGATGCAGGTGACGGGTTCATGACCATTCCGGACGGTGTTGACGAACAACTCCCTTTTGCGTAAATGGAAAGGAGGAGCGTGATAATATGGGAATTATGAGCATCGTGAAAAACGTGATTGAGCATTTCAGAAAAGCCGGAAAGACAGAAAAAGAGATTTCGGGCATGATTGAACAGGCAGCAGACAGGGCGACAGTCAACAAAGGCGTTACAGAAAAAAAGGAATATAAAAGACCGGAAATCAAGGTCGAAACATCGGCAGAACAGTTCGTCGAGGCAGTCATGCAAACGGGTGTCACAGCGGAGCAGGTAAAAACGGCAATTATGAAAATGTGCGATTCGCAAAGATGTACAAATCGCCAAAACACGAATAACTGGCGTAAAATGCACGGTCTGCCTATGAGAAGAAAGCAGAAAGCGAGGAAAAAGCATGAAAGAGGAAAAGGAGCAGACGGTCATTGAAAAAACCTTGCTATATCTTGAGAATTATCGTGAAATGGAACGATATATCAATGAGGCGGTATCAGAGACCTCTCAAGTGCCGGATATAGGCAAATACAACATATCAGCAGAAAGAGCGTTCCTGCAATCGGTTAGAGAGTGCCGTGCAGAGACGGTCATTCTGTTCGAGCATCTCAAACAGGCTCTTGCATCACTCAAAGAGGATGCAGAGGCAGCAGGTGAGGGGTACAAGTACGACGCACTTGAGGCAGTCTATATCAAGGGCAAGACATACGAGGATATAGTGAGGGAGACAGGATGCGGACGCAACTCACCGAAAAAGTGGTGCAGGGTGATGATTCAGAGGTTGTCAATCAAGTTATTCGGTGCAAAAGCGATTGAAAATGATAAAAACGGAGTGAAAACAGGGTGAAAACAGGGTGAAAACAGGGGTAAAAAGTGGGTGAACAAAAGACAAAATAAACGTGATAATATGTTAGCGTGAACAGTTGAGACGAGCGATTGCAGATATGCAGTCGCTTTTTTCTTGCCTGTTTGCCCTCCTGTTATATGCGGGTAAGTGTACACAGTAATGTGCATAATTGCCCGCCTCTTGTGGATAACAGGACAGGAGAACCAATGAAGAGAGGAGAACGCAGATGCTTTTGAAATCATGCAGGTGTGGCAAGTTGATTCCACAGTCAGTAAAGATGTGCGAGGAATGTGAGCAACGGCAGCAGTCGAGGCACATGATATACAACAACACACGGCGAGACAAGAGAGCAGCCGAGTTCTATGTGTCAAAGGAATGGCGGGCGATGCGGGAACGTATCATTGAGGTCTATGACAACGTGGATATATACGCATTGTATGTCGAGAATGAACTACTCACATGCGAACCAGTACACCACATAGTTGAACTTGAGGACGACTGGGAACAACGCTTGAATCCGTTCAACCTCATACCTCTCAACCATAAGACACACAACACAATCACTGCTTTATATAAGCAGAGCAAAGCAAGTATGAGAGCAACACAAAAACAGTTGAGGTCACTGATTGAGTACCACTTTCGAGAGGCAGGGGGATATAAAAAAGTTTTGTGCGATTCATTTCTAGTCGCACCCCCTCTTTTGTTTGGAGAAAACTCCCCACGGGAATTTCAGTAGAAAGGTACATCCGAAAGGGGTGTCAGAATGTGACACAAAATCACTGAAATGTTGACGGAAAGGGGGTTTGTTGCTACATGGCAGGACAGAGACAACCCACGGATTTGGTTGTTATGAACGGGCGAAAACACCTCACAAAAGCAGAAATTGAGGCACGAAAAAACGCCGAGGTTGTAGCACCGAACGACAAAGTGAAACCTCCGTCATATTTGACACCGGAGCAAAAGAAAAAGTTCCGGAAGATTGCGAAAGAATTACTTGAAATCAAACTGATTGCGAATGTTGACTGCGATGCACTGGCGAGATTGCTCATTGCACAAGACCAGTACATCGAAATCACGCAGCAAATCAGAACAACTCCATTGATGGAGGATGTTCCGGTATATGAGACAAAGACGAATCCGGACACGGGAGAAAAAGAACGTGTGCAGGTCGGTACAAGGCAGGTCGTGAACGGTGAACGTGAGCGTCTCATGATTATTCAAGACCGTTGCATGAAACAGTGCAGACAGGGAGCATCGGACTTCGGATTAACAGTCTCCTCACGCTGCCGTTTGGTCGTACCGAAACCACAGCAGCAAAAGCCGGAGAATAAATTTGCGAAATATGCAAATTAAGGTATGGCGAAAGCAGGAGATACACAAGACCGCTGCACACAATACGCCCTTGATGTTGTTTCGGGCAAGATAACAGCCGGAGAATATGTCCGACTTGCATGTCAAAGACACCTCGACGACATTGAGAAATCGAAAGCAGCACCGTACAAATACTATTTCGACGTTGAAAAGTCAGAGGAAATCATCAATTTTGCAGAGGAATTGACCATTGCAGAGGGCGAAGAAAACGAGCATGTGACCGCATATCCGTTCCAGTGCTTTATTTTAGGGTCACTCAACGGGTGGAGAACAAAGGAAAAATCATACAGACGGTTCAGAACGTCCTATGTGCAATTAGGCAGACAGAACGGAAAATCGTTCATCAACGGTATTTTGGCATGCTATTACGGGAATTTTGACGGGTACAAGTACGGAAAAATCTTTTGTACGGCTACCAAGCAAGACCAAGCGAACATTGTTTTTGACGAGGTCGCAAAATTCATCAATTCGGACGAGGATTTGTCGGAATGGTTCAAAGTGCATGACCACAACCATACGATTGACTGTCTGTTGACACATTCAGAAATCAAAGCGTTGTCCGGTGATACAAAGTCACTTGACGGACACCGTGCATATTTGGGAATTGTCGACGAGTATCACGCACACAAGACGAATCAGATGTACAAGCTGCTTGAGGGAGGTATCAAGAAACTCAAGTCAGCGTTGATTTCGGTCATCACGACAGCAGGGTTCGACCTCAAATCACCCTGTTATAAATTGTATGAATATTGCTGCAATCTGTTAAAGGGCGTTTTTGAAAACGACAGTCAGTTCGTATATATCGCACAGATGGACGAACATGACGACAGATATGTTCCGGAGAACTGGATAAAAGCAAACCCAATTCTTGAATTTGACAGGGATGCTCTTGAAAACCTCATACCGATTGCACATACCGCCCGTGATATGGGCGGGGAGGATTTGAGAGATTTCCTCGTAAAGCAGTTGAATATGTGGATGCAGTGGTCAAATTCACTGTATATCAAGGACATCGCAAAATGGAAAGCATGTGCCGTTCTGAAATCACTCAAAGATTTCAGAGGGTCAAAATGTTATGTCGGGGTCGACCTGTCATCCGGAGGCGACTTGACATCAATCGCAATCGTGATTCCGTTCATGGTTGACGGAGTAAAGAAATATTTTATACACACACATTCGTTCATTCCGTCCTCAAGGGTGGATGAACACATCAAGACCGACAAAGTACCTTATGACGTATGGATTGAAAAGGGTCTTGTGACAGTAACCGAGACACTGGGAGGAATAAAGACAGATTACAAATACATCATCAAATATCTTGAGGATTTGGTGAAAGAATACGACCTCAAACCGCAGTTGATATGTTATGACCCGCACAACGCATCGGCGTTCCTGTCAGACCTTGAGGCGTTGGGATTCGATTCAATCTCTGTTACACAGACAGCGAAAGAGTTGAACGATGCGACGGTCGATTTCAGACTTGAGATTTTAGCAGGCAACGTGGAAATCGAGGGAATAGAGGTCGGAAAAGAGGGAAACAAGATTGTTGTTCCTGCCGATGGTTTGCTTGTGTGGTCTATCGCAAACGCAAAGACCATCTCAAATAACTACGGCGAAATAAAAATTGACAAAGACATCACGACAGAGAGAATAGACCCGATTGACGCTATCATCGACGCATGGAAACACGCAATGAAAGAGGAATACCGTCCGGATGTGAACGAAACTGTCAATGAATGGCTTGAACAATATGAAAAATACATGAAGAAAGGCGGTGAGAAATAAATGAATCCGTTTCAGAGATTAGGAGTGAAAATTTCAAATTGGTGGAGAGGAGAACCACAGGACAGCGGAGGCGTTGTGACACTGAACTCACCGTCGTTCCTTGAGAGGATAGGACTGAAAAGAAAAGGGAAACCGACATCAGAGGTCACGTATTTCACATGTCTCAAGATGCTGTCGGAGACCCTTGCGAAAATGCCTATCAAATATTATCAGAAAACGGACAAGGGAATCATTGAGGCAGAGGCGACGGACACATCAAAGCTGCTCTCAAAAAGACCGAATCCGTTTATGACACCAACGACATTTTGGAACACGGTTGAAATCAACCGCAACCATTACGGAAACGCCTATGTGTACATAAGAAAGAAGTTTGACCGCAAGAAATACGGCGGTGAAATCAAAATCGTTGATTTGTGGGTTATGCAGTCAAATTGTGTGCAGATAGTCGTTGACGATGCGGGAATATTCGCAGGAGTTGGGCGTTTGTGGTATGTCTACACAGACCCGACATCCGGTCGTCAATATGTGTTCAGTACAGACGAGGTCATGCACTTCAAAACATCATTCAGTTTTGACGGAATCACAGGACTACCAGTGCAGCAGATATTGAGAGACACGGTTGCGGGTGCATCCGAATCACAGGCGTTCATGAATAACTTGTATGAGAGCGGTCTGACAGCAAAGGCAACTCTTGAATATACCGGAGAACTGAACGAAAAAGCGAAAACAGCACTTGTCAAGTCGTTTGAGGAGTTCGGCAGCGGGGCGAAGAATACAGGAAAAATCCTGCCTGTTCCGTTGGGGATGAAACTCACACCTCTCGACATCAAACTGACAGATTCGCAGTTCTTTGAACTGAAAAAATACAATGCACTGCAAATCGCCGGAGCGTTCGGGGTGAAACCGAATCAAATCAACGACTATTCAAAGTCGTCATACAGTAACAGCGAAATGCAGCAGTTATCATTCTACGTCGACACGGAACTGTTCATAATCAAGCAGTATGAGGAGGAAATCAATTTCAAAATACTGCCGGATGAAGATGCAGACGACGGATATTATTACAAATTCAACGAAAAGGTATTGTTCCGCACTGATTCAAAAACGCAGATGGAATATTTGAGAAACGGTGTCGGGGGAATGATTATCAAACCGAATGAGGCAAGACGTAAACTCGACATGGAAGATGCGGAGGGAGGCGATGTTCTGCTTGCAAATGGCAGCATCGTTCCGTTGACTATGGCGGGAGCAGCATATTTGAAAGGTGCATCCGAACCGGATGAAACCGAAGAACCGGAGCAGCCGGAAGAAAAGACAGAGCCGGACGCAGAGCAGCCGGACACAGCAACAGAACCGGACGAAACCGACGAGGCAGAGGACGAGGATGAACAGGAGGGAGGTGAATAATCATGCCAAAGAGACGTTTTGATTTCACAAAGAAGAATAAACGCAGCGGAAAGGTCGAAAATGTCGGCTATTTGGATTTAGAGCAGGACGAGGAACAGAGCAGATGTTCCTTGTATTTCTACGGTGACATTGTATCGGCAACATGGGAATCCATGTGGTACGAGGAGGACAGATGCCCGCAGGACATCGCAGATTTTCTCAACCAGTTAGATGGCTATGAGGACATTGATATTTATTTCAATTCCGGAGGTGGAGACGTATTTGCAGGACTGGCAATCTATAACCAGTTAAAACGATACGACGGACACAAAGTCGGCTATGTCGACGGAATGGCTGCATCTATCGCATCGGTCATCATGTTCGCTTGCGACGAACTGCATTTTGCAACAGGGGCACAAGCAATGATTCACAAACCGTTGTGCATGGCATACGGCAACGCAGACGATTTCAAGGCAGTAATAAAACAGTTGAATCTCTGCGAGGATTCAATCCTTGACGTTTACATGGAACATGTGCAGGAGGGTGTCACAAGAAACAAGATTCAGAGCCTCATGAGCAATGAGACATGGTTCGACAGTAAGAAGATGCAGCAGTATTTCAATGTCGAAATCGAAGAAAAGGCAGCAGTCGCAGCGTGTGCATCCGACTATTTTGAGAAATACAACAATATTCCGGAGGCACTCAAGAGAACTGAAAAAGAAAACATTGTCGATGCGGTGCTTGCAGAACTGGAAAAGAGAAACAGTGCAGCAACACAGGCAGAGGAACAGAGAATCGAGGCAGAAAAACGGGAGATTCTCGATGATTTATACCTTTACGGTATGTAAGAAATGGAGGACAGAAAGTCATGAATAAGGAATTACAGAAGTTATTAAAGCAGATTAACGACAAGAAGAATGAAGTCAAGAGCCTTGTGAACGATGGAAAACTCGACAAGGCAAAGGCAGCAAAGGAGGAACTCAAGGAGTTACAGAACAGATTCGACCTCCTCTATGATTTAGACGAGGACGAGCAGGGCGGTATTGAGGATAAGGTCAACAAAGGCACTGCAAAGCAGGTCGGCGGTGAGAAAAAGGTTGACAAAAAGAACCTTGTGAAAGCGTTCGTCAACATCGTAAAAGCGGGATTCCTGCACAGAGAGGCAGACGAGGCAGATGTTGAGGTGTACAAGAACGCACTCACATCTGACACAACCGCAGGAAGTGAGGGAGAGGTCGGAATCGGCGTGACTATTCCGGAGGACATCCGAACAGACATCATCGAACTGCGTCGTTCATCCGACAACCTTGAGCAGTATGTCAATGTTGAGGGAGTTGTGACAAAGACAGGAACACGAAACATTGAGGTTGATGCAGAATCAACACCGTTCGACAACGTGGATGAGGCTGCGGATTTTCCGGAGATGGACGAGCCGGAATTTTTACCGATTGAGTACAAGGTCAAGAAAAAAGGTGGAATCCTCAAGATGACCGCCGAACTGCTTGAGGACACAGCAGCCAACATCATGGCGTACATCAACAAATGGATTGCGAAAAAGACAAAGGCAACCCGTAACGCAATGATTCTCAAGGTACTCAACGAAATGACAAAGGGAAAAGAGGTCACAGTGGAGAACCTCGACAGCCTCAAGGACATTTTCAATGAGCAGTTAGACCCTGCGATTGCAGAATCCTCAATCGTCATCACGAATCAGAGCGGTTTCAACTACCTCGACAAGTTAAAGGATAAAGACGGAAATTATATTTTACAGAAAGACCCAACACAGCAGACAAAGGGAAAGATGCTTTTCGGAGAATACAGAATCGTGAAGCTGTCAAAGAAAACACTCAAGTCCACACCGATTATGAACAGCGATGGTCATACAATCGACGGGTACAAGCATCCTGTTTTCTGCGGTGACTTGAAAGAGGCTATCACACTTTTTGACAGAAATGTTCTGACAATCGACCTCAATGACAAAGGTGCGGGGTTATGGGATAAGGACATGACAGGTCTCAAGGTTCGTGACCGCTTCGATGTGCAGGCGGTTGACAAAGATGCGGTCATCAAGGGCGAAATCACAGAGGTTGTCAACGGGTAACAAAGCAGCAGGGCGGTGAATCCGTCCTGCTATTGAAAGCAGGTGAGAAACATGACGGATGAAGAAAAAGAGAAATACAGAGACGGTCTGATTGCCACATGCAAGGTATATTGTCACATCGACTATGATGACGACATGGAAATCCTTGAATTGATGTTTGATGTGACCATGCAGGAAATGACGGAACTGATTCCGAATTTCGACCAGTACAGCCTCACAAGCCGTCAAAAGCTGCTTGCGTTTATATCCGTGAAAGAACTCTACGACAACCGTGACAAATACCGGAGCGACACGAAACTGCTTGCCTCTGCTGCCTCCTCAATGCTTTTGAAAGAAATATACGGAGGTGCAGCACAATGACAGGCAGAATCAAGATAATTCGCAAGGTGTCGAGCGTTGTTGATGGCAGACGGCAGCAGGAGGAAACGGAGTTTTATTCCTGTTGGTGCGAGGTCAAGAGTTTGGGAACAAATGAGAAATACACAGCCTTGCAGACCGGACTTGAAAACACAATCGTTTTTGAGACACGAACGTGCGACAAGATGGAAGAAATCCGACTGAACTTGAAAGAGTTCCATGCGGTGTACAAAGGCGTTGAGTTCAAGATATATGATGCGTCTCCAATGTTCACGGACGACAGGAAATATCAGTTGAAATGTAGAGCGGGAGCATAGTGTCATAATCTGACACCGGAGGGATGCGATGAAAATTGAAATGGAATTTCAAGGATTGCAGGAACTTGTGAAAGCGTTTGAGGATGCAGCAAGCGACGAGGACATCCGAGCGGTCAACAAAAAGATTGTTGAGCAGGGTGAACCCGTCGTGAAACGCATTATGTCGGGGAAGATTCCAAAATCGGCAGATATAAAGTTGAGCGGTCGAGGATTCGGCTCAAAATCATCGGTCACATCACATGCAGCGGACAGCGTTCCACTGGGGGCGGTCAAGGTGAAAGACACCGGAGCGTCAGCGGATGTCGGATGGGAAAAGTCGGATAATAGTGAACACTTTTATGTGAAATTCATTAACTGGGGAACTATTTACAGACCGCCTCAAGAATTTATCTATGCGACAGGGCGTGAGGCAGATGCGGAACTGCAAAAAATCGCAGAACAGGAGTATCAATCCTATTTAGATAACACAATGAAATGAGGTGATAGCGTGAACAGTCCGGACATCATAAAAGACGCATCGGGTGCGTTGCAGCAGATTTCAGACAGGGGAATCACTGTCATGCAAGGGTGGTATGACAAGAACATCCATAAAACACATGTGACCTTGTGGGATTTGGGAGAAGTCGACGAGAACTTTTCAGATGATGATGCGGAGGGAGTGACGCTGTCATTGCAGGTCACTATTTTTTCAGAGAGTGACGAGGTTGAACTTGCGAGGGAAATCAAGAAACTCATGAAAGAAAAAGACTTTTCGTTTGAGGGCAGGAACGGAGACGATTCCAAACCGGAGGACGGAATCTATATGAAAGCACAGAGATTTTCAAAATTTTATGAAATGGAGGAATAGACATGACTGAAACAGTAACACCATTAAGCGAAACAGTATCACAGATTGTCAGAAGTAGAACATGCGGTTGCAGGGATTTCTACATCGCAAAAATCACACAGAATGATGCAACAGGATATGTTGCGGGAACTCCGGTGAAACTGGCAAGAGCAATCAAAGCGAAAGTTGATGAAAAATGGACTTCTGAAAAGATTTACTCCGATGACGGAACGGAGGAGGTCATCAACTCATACGAGGGAACAGAGGTCGAACTTGAGGTCAATGCACTTGCACCACAGGACAGACAGATTTTATTCGGGCAGTTATACGAGAACGGTTTCCTCATTAAGACAGCCGACGACAAAGCACCGGAGGTCGCTGTCGGATGGCGTGAGAGAAAACTGAACGGAAAGTATGATTTCAAATGGTTATACGCCGGAAAGTTTGCAGAGGGAATCAGTGAGGAGGCAAGCACAAAAGAGGGCAAATTGTCTCCGACAACAAAGAGCATCAAGGGTTCATTCTACGAGAGAAGTCTTGACAATGCGTATGAGATTTCGGTCGATGAATCAAATCTTGTGAAAGAGAACACAAAGGCAGCAGAAGCAATCAAGAGTTGGTTTTCAAAGGTGCAGGAAAAGAACGACGCAGCAGCGTAACAAGGGATATATAACAGGAGGATAAACCATGAAAAGAAAAATCATCATCAGCAACAAAGAGTTCACAATGCCGAAAATGTCGATTGATACATACACGGAGTATCTCGATATTGCGGAGCAGATTGACACACATCCGAGATATACAAAACAGGACATTGAAATAATGGAGATGTTTGTCTGCAAAGCATACGGAGACCAGTTCACCGTTGAGGAATTAAAGAATCCGGAGACCGGACTGGATGCAGCAGGTTTGATTCTTGAGTTCCAGTTCATTGACGCAGGAATCGGGGAAGAACTCACCAAACGCATGGAGAAGATAGAGAAAAATTTTCAGAGTGGCAAGTGATACCGGAAATAGAGGTCACTTGCAGCGGGAAAAGATATTTTATCAACTCCATAACAGTGGAGCAGTACAAAAAATATGTCAGTCTCATGGAGAAAAACAGCACGGAAAAGATTTCCGGAGTGATGTTTTTTAATACAAAGATAATGCAGGAGTTGTTCGAGAATGAATTGACACTTGCGGAAATCGGGGAGATTGATGCGATTGATTTTCTAACGGCAATCAAGACGGTTCATTTTGTGATGCAGAACATAATTGCAGAGAAACTATTGAACATTGTCGAGGTTGAACAGGTGGAGAAAGAAAAGTCCGCATTTGACGAATACGACCGTGAAAACGGATATGAGGACGAACTGGAAGAACCGGAGGAAAATCAATGGAAAGTCTGCGGGGAGATTGTCGACCGTGTTGTAAAAATTGCGATTCGGCTTTTGAAAAACTCATACAGTCAGTGCATGAAAGAAAACATTGTCACGTTGTTGGAATACTTGCGTTTTGAATTAGACACAATCAACGAAAATCAGTAAGAGAGGAGGCGACCGAATGGCTTATACAAGCGTCAAAATATCGGCAGATTCGAGCAGTTATCAATCGCAAATGAAATCAGCAGCATCGCAGATGAAAGTCTTGTCTGCGGAATATACGACGGCAGCGACGAAAGCAAAGTTGTTCGGGTCGGAAACAGACAGCCTCAAGGCAAAAGCCGAATCGCTCACTCAAAAAATCACGGTGCAGAAAGGCATTGTGCAGTTAAATAGTGAGCAACAGGAAAAGTTGACAAAGAAACTGTCAGAACAGAAAACAAAGCAGGAGGAACTCAAGGGAAAGATTGACGCTGCGAAAGAAGCCTATGCAAAGTCGACAGAGGAGACGGGGAAGAACTCCGAGCAGTCAAAAGCTTTAAAAGAGGAATTAGACAAACTCGAACAGGAGTACAAGGCAAATGAAACGGCAATCGGGAAAACAGAGACGGCTCTTGCAAATCAGACAGTAAAGACAGAAAAGTCAAAGACTGCCCTCATGAATATGGAGGCAGAACTGAAAAATGTTAATGAGCAATTAAAAGACAATAAACTTGAAAAATTTGCGACTGCTTGCGATACGGCAGGAACAAAGATGGAGAGTTTCGGAAAGAAAATGTCGGTTGTCTCTGCCGGAATTGCGGGCATTGGTGCAGCATCAATCAAAGCATTCACGGAACTCGACGAGGGTTATGACACCATAGTAACAAAGACCGGAGCAACCGGAAAGGCACTTGAGGGGTTGACAAAGTCTGCGGATAATGTTTTCGGAACAATGCCGGAGGATATGTCAACGGTAGGCGAGGCAATCGGAGAAGTCAACACAAGATTTCACACAACAGGAACAGAACTTGAAAAGACATCAAAGCAGTTCGTACAGTTTGCATCAATCAACGGAACAAACGTCACACAGTCAGTTGACCAAGTTGACAAAATCATGAAAGCGTGGAACGTCGATGCATCACAGACAGGAAACCTGTTAGGATTGCTCACGGCAAAGGCACAGGAAACAGGAATCTCTGTTGATACATTAGAGGGATATGTCCTCGACAACAACGCACAATTCAAAGAAATGGGATTGTCGTTGCCTCAAGCAATCAATTTAATGGCTCAATTCGACGCAAACGGTGTTGATTCAACTCAAGCAATGGCGGGTCTGAAAAAAGCATTACAGAACGCCACATCAGAGGGAAAATCAATGGACGAGGCGTTGTCAGATACTATCGGCAGCATCAAGAACGCAAAGACAGAGACCGAGGCGATGCAGATTGCAACGGAATTGTTCGGGAAAAAAGGTGCTGCGGAAATGACAAAGGCAATTCGTGAGAACAGAATTGACCTCACCAGTCTTTCGTCATCAATGGAGGAATACGGTTCAACAGTCGAGGACACCTACAACGGAACACTCGACCCGATTGACAATGCAAAGGTTGCAATGAACAACGCAAAACTGGCGTTGTCGACACTGGCATCCACAGCACAGACATCCGCAGCACCTATGATTGAAAAATTGACCGGAAAGATTCAAGAGTTGACAAAATGGTTTACGTCGCTCTCTCCGGCACAACAAGAAACAGTCCTCAAAGTTGGTCTTGTGGTTGCTGCTATCGGTCCGTTGTCAATCGGATTCGGAAAAGTGGCAAAGGGAATCTCCGACACGGTAACGACCGGACAGAAATTTGCGTCCGGAGCTGCAAAGATAATCGCAAAGATTACGGCAAAGACAGCAGCCACGGCAGCGGGAACGGCAGCAGATACGGCAGGAACAGCAGCCACGGCAGCACATACGGCAGCCA